AGATTTCAAAATGATGGTAAAAATCATTATGGTTTTGACACTAAACAAGAAAAGACAGTAGAAGAAATTTTTGCGTTAAAAAAAGATAGACAAATCAGACGCAAGTATATAATAAGGAAGTAATATGGCATCAGTAGTAGGAATATGTAATGGAGCATTAAATCAACTGGGAGCTACAACAATACTTTCATTAACAGAAGATTCAAAAAACGCTAGACTTTGCAACTCAAGATACGATCAAGTTAGAGATGCTTTGTTTAGAACACACCCTTGGAATTGTTTACAAAAAAGAATAGAGTTAGCTTTAGATACTTCTGCACCTACTTGGGGTTTTAAATATTCTTATACCTTACCAGCAGATTGTTTAAGGTTACTTAGAATATTAGATTACGATACAAATTATAAAGTAGAGGGTAGAAAAGTTTTAAGTAATAGTGAGACTATGAAAATATTATATGTTTCAAGAGTTACTGATCCCAATGAATATGATGAGTTATTAAGAGAAACAATATCTGCATCATTAGGTGCTGACATTGCTTTTGGAATTACATCTAATAATCAAACAGCTAAAAATATGTATGAACTGTTTAAAGATAAATTAAGAGATGCTAGATTTGTAGATTCAACTGAAGGTCAAAACGTAGAACAAGACCTAGGTATGACAGATGTTATAGACGCAGGTACTTTTATAAACTCAAGGTTTTAATCAATGGCTAGAGTTGCAGTTGAGCTAACAAACTTTACAGGCGGTGAATTATCACCAAGGCTAGATGGTAGAACTGATATAACCAAATATTCTTCTGGTTGTTCAACATTAGAAAACTTAGTTGTATATCCACATGGAGCTGCTGCTCGTAGACCAGGAACAACATTTGTTGCAGAGGTTGCAGATAGCGATAATAAAACAAGATTAATTCCTTTTGAATTTTCAACAACACAAACTTATATGTTGGAGTTCTCAAATTTAAAAATAAGATTCTATAAAGATAATGGTTCTATTTTAGAAGGTGATAAAACTATAACAGCAATTACAAAAGCTAATCCAGGAGTAATTACTTGTAGTTCACATGGTTATTTAACTGGAGATGAAATACTTATTACTGCTATTGTTGGCATGACAGAACTTAACAATAAAAGATTTTTAGTTGTTAAAATAGATGCTAATACTTTTTCTTTAAAAGATAAAGATGGTGTAGCAATTAACACTACAAGCTTTACTACTTATAGTTCAGCAGGAACTATGAACAGAGTTTATACAATTGCTTCTCCTTATACTACTGCAGAATTATTTGATATTAAATTTGCACAAAGTGCAGATGTTATGTATATTACGCATCCTTTACATGAAGTTGAAAAATTATCTCGTACTGGTCATACCTCTTGGACATTAGCAGATGTTGAATTTACTAAAGGACCATTCCAAGATGCCAATATTACAACAACTACTTTAACACCAGCTTCAGCATCTACAGGATCAAGAGATATTACTGCATCTGCAATTACTGGTATTAATGGAGGTGTAGGATTTTTAGCAACAGACATAGGTAGACAAATACATTTTAATGCAGGATATGCAACAATTACAGCAAGAACAAGTTCAACAGTAGTAGTTGCTAATGTAACTACAGCATTTACAAATGGTAATGCTATTACTGATTGGTATCTAGGAGCATTTTCAGATACTACAGGACACCCTTCTTGTGTAACTTTCTTTGAACAAAGATTGGTATTTGCAGGAACAACTAATCAACCACAAAGTATTTTTTTTTCAAGGTCTGGTGATTATGAAAACATGGATGCAAACATTGGTGGAACAATAGCTGATGATGATGCAATCATTTATACTATTGCATCTAACCAAGTAAATGCCATTAGATTTATGACATCTACTAGAACTTTAATTATAGGTACAGCAGGTGGTGAATTTACTGTATCTGGTGGTGGTACAGATAGTGCAGTTACACCAACTAACATTCTAATTAAAAAACAATCTAACCATGGTGCTGCAAATGTAGATGCTATAGCTGTAGGTAACGCCACATTATTTTTGCAACGTGCTAAAAGAAAAATTAGAGAACTAGCTTACAACTTTGATGTAGATGGATATGTTGCACCTGACATGACTATTCTTGCAGAACACGTTACTGAAGGGGGTCTAACACAAATAGCTTATCAACAAGAACCTAACCAAATTATTTATGGAGTTAGAGGAGATGGTGAGATGGTAGGTTTAACTTATCAAAGAGAACAACAAGTAACCGCTTGGCACAGACATATTTTTGGTGGTAGATTTGGTATAGCAACAATTACAGTTTCTGATTATGCAAACATTGCTACTGCTAATAAAATAATTTTATCAAAATCAGATGGTACAACTGTTACCTTTACATCAACAACAGGTACTGCTGGAACAAATGAATTTAAAACTGAAACCAGTAATAATGCTACAGCAACTAATTTAAAAACAGCTATTAATGCACACGCTGATTTTACTGCAACAGTAGCTAGTGCAGTTGTAACTGTTACTGAAACCTCACATGAATCAACAGGATATTTAACAATTAAAACTTTTGATTCAATAAGATTAACAGCAGTAAATGAAGGTAAGTCTCAAATTGAAAGTGCCGCAGTTATTCCAACTGATGATACAGAATATCAAGTATGGGTAATTGTTAAAAGAACAGTTAATGGAATTACAAGAAGATATGTTGAATACTTAAATGTATTTGACTTTGATAAAAATGATAATACTACATTTAATTTTTTAGATAGTGCTTTAAGTTATAGTGGTGCAGCAGTTACAACTCTTTCTGGTTTAGATCACCTTGAGGGACAAGTGGTTGGAGTATTAACAGATGGTGCAACGCACCCAAATAGAACTGTTACCTCTGGTGCAATTAGTTTAGATCGTTCTGCAACAAGTGTTAAAGTAGGATTAAACTATACATCTTTATTACAAACAATGAAATTAAATGCTGGATCACAAGATGGTACATCACAAGGTAAGACTAAAAGAATATATGATATTACAGTAAGAATGTTTGAAACAATTGGTGTAGAGGTAGGATCAAATTTATCTGATATGGAAAGAATACCATTTAGAAGTTCTATTGATTTAATGGATGAAGGTATACCACCATTTACAGGAGACAAACAGGTAGAATTTAGAGGAAATTACGAGACAGATGGGTTTATCTATGTTAGACAAACTCAACCTTTACCTTTTACAATTTTATCGTTATACCCAAGGCTAGTAACAAATGATGGATAATAAACTACATATAGTACCTTATACTTCAGAGCATGGTAATTTTATTTTATCATGTCAATTAAATCATAAATTGATGGATGAAGATGCTAAGTTTGGAGGAGACGCAATAAATTTAGTAGAAGAAAATTTAGCTTTTACAGGTACTGTTAATGACAAACCTATCTTTGCCGCAGGTATGAAAATGATTTGGGGTCAAGTTGCAGAGGGTTGGGTCATTGCCACACATGAAGTTTGGAATCATCCATTAGCAGTAGCTAAAGCAATCAAAAAAGATTTTGCTATTGTTGCTAAAAAAAATAATATTAAAAGAGTACAAACTGCTGTAAGGGTAGATTTTGATAAAGGTTTAAGATTTGCTAAATGGTTAGGTTTAGAGAATGAGGGTTTAATGAAACACTATGGCTTTGATGGTTCACATCAATACAGATATGCGAGGATATTCTAATGGGTTGGACAGCAGCAGCGGTAGGTTTAACTGCCGTAACTTCTATAGCAGCAGGAAGACAAGCATCAGCAACAGGTAAATATAACCAGGCTGTTCAAAATCGTAATGCTCAAGTTGCAGAACAAGAAGCTCAAAGACTTGAACAACAAAATGAATTTGATATTGCTAGATTCGATCAACAATTTGTACAATTACAAGGTCAAACTAAAACTGCAATATATAAATCTGGTGTTGAATTATCAGGTTCTGGTTTAAGAATTATGAGATATAATGCTGAACAAGCTGAAATTGAAAAAGATATTTTAACTTATAATTCTAAAGTTGCACAATCACAAAAAATGGAAGAAGCAAACTTTGCAAGAATGTCTGGACAAGTAGCAAGAATGGAATCAAGATCAGCAGAGATTGGTTATTATGCTCAAGCAGGTCAAAGTTTAATGTCTATGGGTGGTAGTTCTCCAGGTACTAACCAAGGATTGGTGGTAGCTCCATAATGAGAGATTATAAATCAGAATACGCAAATTATCACTCTAAACCAGAGCAAAAGAAAAATAGAGCTGGAAGAAATGGAGCAAGAAGAATTATGAAAAAAAAATATGGTAATAGTATATTAGGTAGAGACGTAGATCATAAAGATAGAAACCCTAGAAACAACAGTACAGGTAATTTAAGATTACAATCTAAATCTTCTAACAGATCAAGGAATCAATAATGCCAAAAATTCCTACATTTGCAGCAAAAGGTAGACCTACAGCAGAAGTTGGTTCTATTAAATCTAATATAAAACTTGATCCAAGAAATTCTATGGCAGCTTCATTATTACCTGCTGCTCAAGCTATTGAAAAATATTATATTAAACAAAGAGATAATAATGAAAAACTAGAAGCAAAGAAAAAATTTTACGAAATGAAAGCTGAATCTGATAAAATTCAAGCAAGTCAAAAAAATCAAGCAGACGAGTTTACTGCGGTAAATATTTATAATCAAGAGTTTGGTCAATATAGAAAGCAACAAACATCACAAATAAAAAATAAAAGAGTAAAACAAAAATTAGAATTATTATTAGATTCTGACCAACCAGAAAATGTTTATAAAATAAAAGCCGCTTCATTTGAAGCATCAGAACAACAAAACATTTCCATGTACAATACAGAGCAAAATACATTATCTGCTGAATATTCTTTATTAAAAGATTCAAGGTTAAAAAATTTAACAAAACAAAAAAGAATAGAGTCTGCTAAAGAATTTGAAAATACGCAACTTATGGGTAAACCATGGTTAAATAAAGAAATACAAACCATTAATACCGATAGTGCTATATTTGATGCTGATGTTGCTATTGCAAATAGCGATTATAATAAAGCAAAAGATATATTGCTTACAGCAAAAAATGTAGATGCAGAAGAAATGCAAAAAAGAATTATAACAATAGAAAAACAAAAAGAAGAATATGATGCTACAGGTTATGGAGTTAAAGAAATATTAGAAGGAAGAAACCCTCTAATTGGTCCAACAATAAAAGGCACTACAGATAAAAAAGTATTAGAAGGAGCAGATGCTGTTTTATTTAATCAAGCTGCAAAAAATAATTTAGATGAAGTAAATACATTTGCTTTTGTTGATGAAAAATTTGCTAAAACAGGTTTATTATCACCAATGTACGAAGAGTTAATCCAAGCAGGATTTACTGCTGGATCAGCTACAACATTTGATAATGCTGCTGACATTCCACCTATATTAATTCAAGCTGTTAAAGCAGCAGAAACTGCAGATAAATTAGATAGATTAAATGTTTATACAACAGATGATGAAGAAACATTTTTTAGAAATGTAATTATCTCTAAAAAAATTTTAGGAATGAATGATTATAAAGCTATAAAAAGTGCAAAAGAATTTCAAACAAATTACAATAAAGCTGTTTTTAATGGCACAACTAAACTAAGAAATAAAACTCTTGAAAATATAGAGACAGCTTTTACTACTGATCCATGGTTTTTTCAAGGTGCAAATACTTTAGTAACAAATATTGGAGAGGTTAAAATGTATGCTAACAAACTTTTTGATATGTATATAGTAAATAATATAAATCCAAAAGAAGTACAAAATTTAGTAGTTGAAAACTTAAAAAAAGATTTACAAATAGTAGATGATTATGCTTATATGAAAAGAGATATAGATTCATTTAAGTCTATTGGTGGTTTGGATATGGTTAAGCCAGTTAAAGAGTATATTATTAAAAACAATATGTTAGATGAAGATCCTGATGATTTTTTTTTAAGGTCTGTTGGTGGTGGTGCATTTGAAATAAGAACAAGATTAGATTTAGGTATAGTATTTGATAAAGACAATAAACCTATGATTTATTATGCTAAAGATTTATATGCAATTAATAAAGAAAGAGAAGCCAAAGGGTTATCAGAAATAGAACAAGAAGTAAAAAAATCACAAGAAAGAAAAATTGAAGCTAAAAAATTAAATAAAGAGTATTTTCCATCTGGAGGGTTCTAAATGGCTGAAGGTTCAAATTTAGATTTAGTATTAACTACCGATTATCTTAGTGTTGATGACCAAAAAATTTTAAATGAAAAAAAAGAAGCAGAAAAAATTACATTAGGTGAAGGTATTAGCCTTGCTATACAACAAGAACAAATATTACCTTCAATATTAAAAGCAAATTCAAGACCAGATTTAGAACCTAATTATGATTTTAGATTAGATGATGAAACTTTTGATGAATTAAGTAAAGATATTAATCCTCAATATTGGGATGAATTTTCTAATGCTACTTCATTAGGTCAAGCATATCAAATAAAACAAAGAATATTAGATTCTCAAGAAGCTAATAAAAAATTAGCTACATTGGGATTTACAGGTACAGCATTAAGAGTAGGTTCTGCAATATTAGATCCTACAGCTTTAATAGCTGATGCAGTAACTTTTGGTTTTGCTAGACCTTTTATTTATGCAAACAGAGCAGTAAGATATTCAAAATATTTAAGAGCTGGATTGGTTGGTGCTGGTCAAGCATCTTTAATTACCGCACCTGTTATTTTAAATGATCCAACAAGAGATATAGAAGAAATAGGATATGCAGCAATTATGGGTGGTGCAATCACTTCTGGTCTTACAAGATTTTTAGGACCAAAACATCCAGATATAAATAAATTTGATGCTGAATCACAAAATTTAGGTAAGTCTATTGAAAAATCTAATCTTGAAAATGATGGTTATAAACTAACAGAAAAAGGTGAAAAGTATTTTGGTCCAGACAAACCTGTAACTCCATCTGTATATGTAGATGAAGTAGATGAATTATTGCCAAGCCAAGAAAGTATTAAAGCAACAAATTCAAATAAATATTCAAAAAAAGAAAAAGTTACAATTGATTCAATTAGAAAAGAAACTGATATTGCTTTTGAAAAAATGAATAAAGAAATTGAAGATATAAGATTAGGTCTTACTAAACCAACTATTAAAAGTGATGTTGGTGAAATTAAACCAATTATTAAAAATGATGTTGGTGAAATTGATATACCTATTCCAAAAAAATTTGTTGCTGGAGATTCAATAGAATTTTTTGATGATGCTGGAAATAAAGTTAAAAGAAAAGTTGTAAGTGTTAGTAGTTCTGGAAGGTCTGTAAAAGTAAAATTAGGCAATGAAGAAAAAGTAATTTCTTTAGAAGAAGGAGCTAGTGATTTTATTAATTTTAAAAATCCAAATTATGTATTAAGAGCAGCAGGAACTAACTTTCAAAGACAAAGTATATCAGAATTAAAAAAACAAGATTTAGAAAATTTAAGAATAGACTTACAAAGTAAAAAAACAAAATTTGAATCTGAACAAGTAACAAATCAAAAAGCATATAAAGATGTTGTTAAAGATTTAAAATCAATTGAATATTCTTTAAATGTTTTACCTGCAAGACAAGTAGATGAAGTAGTTACTAATTTTTTTGACAGACTAGATATAACTCCTAATGTTGCTTTTGCTAAATTTAGAGGTGATAAATCATCTGTATTAAGAAGATCAGAATCTCCTTTTATGAGATCAATGTCTGAAAAATTTGCAGAAGAAGCGGTAGGTAATGTTAATTCATCAAGATCAATTTTAACTGCTGATATTTATAAACATAACTACGCATTTACTACAGAAACTTTATTTTATAAATCTTATGCTCCTGCTTTTGATAAATTTATGAGAGAAGTTAAAGGTAAAAAATTTGGAAACAACTATGTTATTAATGATCGTTTAGAATTTTCTAATTTAGTTTCTCGTGCAGTAAGAGGAGAAATTATTGATGTACCTGGTGTTGCCGAAGCAGCTTTAGCTACAAGAAAAGTATTAAAAAAAATATTAAATGATTTAAAAAAAGAAGGTGTACAAGGTGCAGCAGAAGTTTTAGATAATCCAAATTATTTTCCTAGAAAATGGTCTATGGGTAAGATGGCAGACATGCAATTAAAAGTTAATTATGTTCCATTTATTAATTTTTTAAAAAATTCTTTAGTTAGAGGTTCACAAGATTTATCTGATGTAGATGGATTAAGAATAGCAAAACATATTTATAAAGTAGTTAATACTAATAAATTTGGTGATGGTTTTTCTATTGATAGACTTTTAGCTACGACAGATGCTGACGAATTAAGAACTTTAATTAAAGATTACGCAAATTTAGATCCAAATGAAATGGAAGATTTAGTTCAAGCGTTATTAAAACCAGGAAGAGATAAAGCAACTTCTGTTCCTAGATTAAGAAGAAGAGCATCATTTGATGAAAATTATGAAGAAACTATTGATGGAGTTAAAATTAAATTTACTGATCTTTTAGATAATAATACAGAAGGTTTAATGGGATCTTATATTGAGCAAATGTCTGGTCAAATTGCTCTTGCAAGAATAGGAATAAAGTCAAGACAAGATTACACAAAAATTTTAAACAAAGTTAAAGAGAGTTATGAAATTCCAGAAATTGCAAAAAAATACAGTACAAGAGTAGGTAAAATGAGAAAAGAACTTGAGCTTACCACATTAGAAACAATTTATAAAAATATAGTAGGAATACCAACAGAAAAAAATATTCAAGGTTTTCAATCAACTGCACTTAGAAATTTAAGAAAATACAATTATGTTAATGTATTTAACCAAGTAGGTTTTTCTCAAATTCCAGAAATGGGTAATGTTATTGGTACTGCTGGAGTAAGAACAATGATAAAATATATGCCAGAATATAAAAAAATTTTATCAAGAGCAAAAGATGGAAAATTAAATAATGAATTTCTTGATGAAATTGAAACATTGGTTAGTGGTACTGGTTCTAATAGACTTATAGATAGCACAATAAATAGAACAGATGATTTTGCTGGTATGACTACAAACATTGGAAGAACAGAAAAAGTATTAGATATTGGTAGTAGAATAACTTCAGATTTTTCTGGTTTTCATGCAATAGATACTATGTCAAGAAGATTAGCAGCAATTACTTCTTTTGATAAACTTGCACAATATGCAACAGGTAAATTAAAAGTAACTGAATCTGTTTTAAAACGATATAGAAATATTGGTTTTAGCGATAGTGAATTGCAAGGTGTATTTAAAAGTATAAGAGATAATGCTACTTTTATTGAAGGTGGTTTGACAGGAAGAAAAATTAAAAGATTTAATATAGATAATTGGGAAGATCAAGATTTAGCAAACAAAATGTCTTTATATATGGGTAGACATTTAAGAAGAGTAGTTCAAGAAAATAACTATGGAGAAATGTTAGTAGTAGGAACTGATGGTGGTTTAGGAAAAACTATGCTTCAATTTAGAAATTTTGTTATTACAGCTTATTCTAAACAGTTATTACATGGATTACACATGAGAGACTTTACTGCATTTTCTAGTGCCATGACATCTACATTTCTTGCTGGACTTGTGTACGTTGCACAAACCCACATACAAGCAATAGGAAAATCTCCACAAGAAAAAAAAGAATTTTTAGAAAAAAGATTATCAGTAGGATCAATAGGAAAAGCATCATTTCAAAGATCAACTTATTCTACTTTATTGCCTACTTTTGCAGATACATTTAGAGATCCTTTTGGAGCTGAACCTTTATTTAACTACAGATCATCTGGATTAGAAGTAAATGTAATAACAGGAAACCCTAGTTATCGTTTAATAACAAAAGGATGGGGTGCAATTTCAGATATAGGCACATCAATAGCAGATGATGAGTTTGATTTTAGTAAACAATCACTTTACAAATTAAAGGCTATCGCACCATTCCAAAATATGTTAGGTATAACTAACATTTTACAGTATATGATTGATGAATCTGATTTACCAGATAAGTCTAAATAATATGGACAAAGGATAAATAATTTAATATAGAGAACTAACATGACAGTATCAAGCACAACAGTAAAAAATTCATACTCAGGCAATGGTAGTAACGATACTTTTGTTTACGGATTCAAGATTTTTGCAGACACAGACTTAGAAGTAATTATTAGATCAGCTACAGGAACTGAGACTATAAAAACTTTAACAACTCATTACACAGTAACTGGTGCAGGAAGTGCATCTGGTGGTAATGTGGTATTTACTGCAGGTAATATACCAACTGGAACAGAGACAGTAGTAGTTAGAAGAGAAGTGCCGCAAACCCAAGCAATAGATTATATTGCAAATGATCCATTCCCTGCGGAATCACATGAAGAGGGTTTGGATCGTGCTACCATGACGATTCAACAACTTCAAGAAGAAGTAAATCGTTCTATAAAATTGTCAGCAACAAACACAATGACTTCTACAGAATTTACTGTAGGTGCAACAGATAGAGCAAACAAAGTTTTAGCATTTGATTCTTCTGGAGAAATTGCTGTAACTCAAGAATTAGGTACATACAAAGGAACTTCAGCAACTACTACTACAGCAGCTTATGCTATAAGAGATATTGTTAAAGGTTCAACTACTGCTCAACTAAATAATATTTATATTTGTATTCAAGCATCACCAGTTGGTACTGCTTTAACTAATACATCTTACTGGGTTTTAATTGTAGACGCTGTTTCAGCTGCAACAAGTGCTACTGCTGCTGCTAGTTCAGCAACAACTGCTGGAAATAGTGCTACAGCTAGTGCTAACTCAGCTTCTGCTTCTGCTTCCTCTGCCACAACTTCTGGAAACTCTGCAACTGCTTCTGGTAATTCAGCTACTGCTGCTGCAAGTTCTGCAACAGACGCTGCAGCTTCCGCTGATGCTTTTGATGATATTTATCTAGGAACTAAATCTTCTGATCCATCAACAGATAATGATGGTGATGCTTTAGCTGCTGGTATGCTTTATTTTAATTCTACTAATGATATTCTTAGAGTTTATTCTGGTTCAGCTTGGCAAGATGCTGCTATTAGTGCTACTGGAGTAGTAACCTTAACTGGTACACAAACTCTTACAAACAAAACTTTAACTTCACCAAAAATAAATGAAAATGTAGCTGTAACTTCAACTGCAACAGAACTAAATTTATTAGATGGTAAAGCAGCTACTAATCTAGCTTTAGTTGGAAAACAAGAAGGAACAAATTTTACAGGTTCATTATTCGTTGGTCATGCAACAACTGGAACTTTAAATAATGCTCAAAAAAATACTGCAGTTGGTTTAACAGCTTTAGATGCTTTAACTTCTGGAGATGAAAATGTTGCTATAGGTCATAATTCTTTTGGACAAACTACAACTTCAAATCAAGGTGTAGCAGTTGGTGTTGATGCTGGAAGCCAAAGTCAAGGAAGTAATAATGTATTAATTGGTTTTAGAGCTGGTCAACAAGCGTCATCTACAAAAAATATTGCTGTAGGTACACAGGCTTTAAGAGCTGTTTCTGGTACTAGAAATATTGGAATTGGTCATGGAGCTGGAGATAATATTACTTCTGGTGATGGAAACATAATTATTGGTGGTGTTGATGCTGCAAGTGCTACTGGCGACAGACAATTATTAATAGCTGGAAATGATGGTTCAACAACTACAACTTGGATTTCTGGAGATGCTAATGGTCAAATTAAATTAATTTCTGGCTATGTTTTAGAAGTAGCTTTAACAGATGCTTCAACTATTACATGGAACGCAGCAACTCAACCAATAGCTAAAGTAACACTTGGTGCTAGTAGAACTATGGGATTACCAGCTAATCCAGTAAGTGGTCAATTTATATCATTACTTATTATTCAAGATGGAACTGGTAGCAGAACTATAACTTGGAACGCAGCATACGAATTTGCTCTTGACACAGCACCCACATTAACAGCAACAGCTAATCTTGGCGACTTGTTTACATTTAGATACAATGGAGCAAAGTGGTTAGAGGTTGGAAGAAATTTAGCATTAACTTTATCATAGGAATATTATGTACGCATTAGTAACAGACGGAACAATTACAAAATATTTTAATCACCCTAAAGGCTTTACCTTAGGAGATTTACAATATCCTAAAGACATATTTATGAAATGGTCTGTAGAAGAAAAAGAAGCTATTGGAATTTATGAAGTAGTTTATGACAACTCAAATTTTAAAGATGAGAAATGGTACATCAATACTAATCAATCTTTTGCTTTTGCTGATGATGTTGTAACAGCTTCATATGGTACTGCTACTGCAAAGGCTCATGCAGATACTACATGGTCGCAAGATGATGAAGATGCTGGAGATTTACCATCTGACAAATCAGTTGGTGATGTAAAAACTGAAGGATTAAAAACAACATTAATTAGAACTGTTAAAGCTCAAGCTGCTGGAATACTTGCTAACACCGATTGGTACATTACAAGAAACGCAGAAAAATCTACTGCTATTCCAAGTGCTATTACTA